AATATTTTTTTTTTTTTTTGGAGGTTAACATGGATAAAAAGATTTATACAACAAATGATATTTCAAAAATATGTAAGGTAAAAGACGAGACGGTACGTAGATGGATACGTGTAGGAAGGCTTATAGCGCATAAGGATGAAGAATCCAGGCGCTATTATATTTCATGGCGCGAATTCCAGAATTTCTTAACTGAGAATAAAAAGTATGCGAAACGCACAGATAACTATGGACAGCATATTTTGTTAAAGAACAATCTGGTTGATAATTACGAACTAAAGGTAAAACTCTATGAAAGCCAGATACGAGTTTACAAGAAACAGAGGGATGAACTCTCTGTAAAGATATCTCTTTTGGAAAAGAGATTGGAAGAGGTTAAAAATGGAAGAGAAAATGAGAATCAGATTTTTGAGAACAGTTGATGCTTCAAATAAAGATAAAGCTGTTTTTGAAGAGTACAGACGTGGGTATATTGGTCCGGTAATGGGTGCTAAATTTATTAGCCAGAATAACGGATGCGATGTCACACCAGAAATGTTTGTGGAGAATGCTAGAGTGCTTGGATACGATCCAAATGGATATCCTTATGTTAAGTTTGTAAGAAGAAAACGAAATGACGAATACGAATATACAAAGTAATCATTTCGCAATTTTTTCACAATCTATAGTGGAAGATAAATAGTTAATTTTATGGAAACCTATCTTTAATACAGAAGGTCACTGGTAAAATTCTATGCATCTTCTTTTTTATTTTCATTTTTATTAAAAGGAGGGAATAATAAATGAAAGTTAAAGATTTGTTAGGCACTATGTATGGTAAAGACCATATCGGCCGTATTGTTTTTTCAGTAGTGGAAGAGGATCCAAATAATTCTGGGCCAGAGGTAGTTAAAGAGGTTTTATCAGTAAGCGGATACAACAAATATATTGCTCCGATTATAGATGAAATGGAAGTTAGTGAATGGACTATATCAAAGTATGGACCTATTAATTATGCAAGCGGAGATATTCTTAATAAGCCAATTCTTACCATTATATTAGATGGTTGGGAAACAGCAATAAAACCAGAAATTGAAAAAACTGTGTCATTAGTGGAGATAAATGATCTGCCTTCGCAAATGCCAAACGACCACGATAAAGATGATATTCGTAATCTTAAACTTAGTAAGAAAACATTTAATGCTTTACATCGTATAGGGGTACAAAGTATTGGACAGTTACGAGAATGTACAGTAGATGATCTGCTATCAGTTAAGAATATTGGCCTAAAAGCTGTTGATGATATTCGGTCAGAATTAAAGGCATATGGATTGCATTTAAAGGAGGAATAAAAATGGGTTTAAATCAAATTGGAAAAAGTGTTGAGCAATTCGTAAAAAAGAATGCTACAACAATATGCACGGTTTGTGGTCTTTTTGGTATGGGTATAACTGTGTATACAGTTCATAAGACAGCTCCAAAGGTACATAAACTGTTGGAAGAAAAGAAAGAAGAATCAAGATGGGAGAAGGCAAAAACTGTAGCCTCGGTATACTGGCCTTCCGCCTTGATATTCGCTAGTTCGACTGGATTGATCCTATGGAGCAATCGTATTTCAAATAAGCGTAATGTTGTTCTGGCAACATCTGCCGCTTTTGCTCAGAAGGAATTACTTAATTTCCAGGAAGCAGCTGTTGAAAAGTTAGGGAATGAAACAGTAAAGGAACTTAAGGATCGTGTTGCCGAGAAGAAGGCAGAGGAGACCCCGTTTCCACCAAAACAGGAAATAGTAATGATGGGAAATGAAAACTTATATTTGTACGTTGAAGAACTTACCGGAAGAAAATTCTATTCAAATCCTATGAAGTTAAAAGAAGCTGAAAATAGATTGAATGCAATGCTATTCCAGGAAGGATGGGATTATATTTCGTTGAACACTGTGTGGAATGAAATAGGATTAGGCTCAACCACATTAGGCGATGCTCTTGGATTTTCTTCAGAAAAAGGTCGTAAAGGAATGATTATATTTGATACATCATGTACTGGAAAGGACTCACAAACAGGAGCACCTTATATCCTGTTGACGTATGAGAATGCTCCCACTGGGGAGTATCCCTATCCATTTAATTATTAAAGCACCATTCTTGCTTAGTGAGTACGACTATTACGAAGAGGTATTTATATGAATGATGTAGTAATTGATATTCTATTTATGGGTGCAGGCTTCTTGCTTGCACTCATTTTTGTTCTTTTATATTTAAAGATTAATGTGAGAACCGGTGGAATTACAATGATTAAAAATCCAAACAATGATCCAGATAATCCTTATATTTTACAGTTTAATGTGAATCCAGAAACGTGGTTGAAAGGTAAGTATGTGCTCCTTCAGGTTCGCAAAAAAAACTAATCATATAGTGGAGGAAACGATTTTATGGACGAATTAAACGATAAAATAGAAATGGTAGGAAAAGAAATTGAAGGTCAATTAGCCTATATGGACAAAATTATTATGGGTTCCGAAGGCCAAGACACAGCGACAAAGTCATTAGAAAGGACTGTAAATGCGTATAGTCAGTTACTAAAGGCGAAACAGGATTTAGAAAAAGTTCAGGCGGATATTGAAGCTCAGAAGAAAAAAACTGAAAGAGAGCAAGAAGAGTCTGATTCTAGAAAAATTCAGGAATGGACAAGAATAGTAGTTGATATTTTTAAAGCAGTTCTTGCAGTGTCATTGTTCTGGTTGTTTGGTGTTAAAGAATCTATTGATGAAGCCAATGGCAATATACCATCAAGATCAATGGTAAGTTTTTTAAGAAATTGTTATGACGGAGTAAAGAAGTGGTTTCTTTAATGATTAGGGCAAACATGCCCTTTTTATTTTTAATAAAAGGAGAAAAGATGGTTAACAAAATAATAGGAAAACTCATTGATAAAATGATAAGCAAAAAAATAGGCCTATCAACCAACACTGTTGTAGAAAATTGTAAAGTTATTTCTGCAGCGGAAAACTCTGAAGAAAACAACTACAGCTATGTGTGTGTAAACTTAAGAATCAAGGTTAAAAACGACGAACTATTGGCGATGGTAGATAGGATGAAATAAAATGGCTGGAACAAAAATATTACAACAAAAAGGATTTGTACTCAAAGAAGACAGCCAATTTTATATTTTTGAAAGGGAAGATCTTGGCCAGAAACTATTCGACCAAATCAAAATTCAGAAAGACAAGAAAACATTTAAATGCGCAACTTATATTCTTACAAAAGATGGGTATAAAGTAGAAGCAATGACATTAGACATTGATATTGTTTCAGCTATTCTTGTGTTTCTAAAAGACATAAATAAAAAAGGAGAAAAAAATGGAGAAAATTGATTTAAAAACATTAAAACTGATTTCAATAATCGGAACCGCATTAGGAATAATAGGAACTATGGTAAGCGGGTATGCAGAATCAAAACAAAACGAGTATGAAATAGAACAAAAAGTGGAAGAAAAAATCCGATTATATTTTGAAAGTGGTGAGCACCATGCCGTATGATTTCGATTTAACAGAAGCATTCGCAAAAATATTAGAAAAGGTATTAGACAATGCGAACAATGATGTTGGTGAAGAACAAATCATGAGTGATGTCGTGGATATTCTTTCCGAAGATGTTCTTCCGGTTTTGTTCGCTAATGAGGTTATGAAAGCCATTAACTTAGCAATAGAAGAATCTAACAGAAGTATTATTGAAAGCGAATCGGCATATAAATTTCAATTAAAGTACGCCGATGTGTATAGAGCATTGATTTATTTGCTAAGCAAGAACTATGAGAAGTATGAAGATATGGAGAAAAATTTTGTGGATTCGGATCCTGCATAGTCTGATTCGCAAAATTTTCACAATATATTATGAGAGAACAGGTTAAACGAAAGGAGAAAAAAAAATGAACGAAAATTTAACCACTGCTAACATTGAAGACGGAGCACCTGTAGAAAAGGAAGAAAACAAGGTTTTTACATTCGTAAAGAAGGTATGTAATGGAGCCGTAGCATTCGGAAAGAAGATTGCTAAGCCAGTATTATATGCTACTTTAGGAGCTGTATTAACAAAGGGAGTTGAATACATTTTAAACAACAGACCCGAATGTGATGAGGCAGAAGAAGAGGATTCATTAAACGAAAGTTTAACAAACGAATAAACTATTAGAGCAATCATGCTCTTTTAGTTTTTTATTTTTAAGGAGATTTTAATGGAAACAATTGAAAAAACACCAAAAGTTGAGTCAGTGGTTACTGGCAATATTACAGTAAAAAGAGATAATTTCATAACTCGAGCATTCAAAGTTTTGTTTGCCGAACAGGATTCAGGAAGTGTAACTCATTTTATAGTTATGGATGTGTTGGTTCCAGCATTTAAAAGAGTAGGTTACGATGTTATAACAACATTTGCCGACTTGATATTCTATGGTGGAAACGCATCATCAAATAAGAATAATTACAATTCGTACAATAGAGTTAATTATTCGGGACAGTATAGAAACAACGTTAATACAAAATCGAATATTGTATCTGGTACTGACGTATTTTCTTTTGAGAAAATTATGTTTTCTTCAAAGAGAGATGCTTTGGCAGTATTAGATCAGTTATGCACGATTTTGGACAGGTATCATATTGTGACGGTTGCTCAGTTCTATGATTCAGCAAATTATATTACTGACAATCATCAGGCAAATAAGTTTGGATGGATGGATTTGAGCGGGGCAGAAGTCGTCAGAGATTTCAGTGGTGATTTCTACATTAAGCTACCACCAGCATCACCTATTGATTAAACATGAAGAAGTCTAATAAAAATACAATTGTTTTTCGTAAGCGAATTGGGGAGCAATTGTCAATCTTCGAAGATGGAGAAACTGAGTATTTATATTCAGAAAAAAAAGTGTATACAAACGATAAAAAACTAAAAAGGAGGAAACCCGAAAATGAAGTTTAATTTTAATTCTGTAAAAAGTACAGCATTAAAATATGCAGAGAAATATATGCCAACAGTATTAATTGTTGGTGGCATCGTTGGAGTTGCATATTCTGCTTATAAAGCAGCAGAGGTAACGCCAGAAGCAAAAGAAGTGGTAGAAGAATTCAAGGAAGAAAGAGAAGCAATCGAAACAAAAGATATTTCAGAAGAAGAAAAAAGAGAAGAAGTAATATCTGTTTATAAAACAACCGGTTCTGAATTAATTAAGCTATACGCTAAGCCTGTGGTTGTTGGCGCGTTCTCTGTGGCAATGATATTTGTTTCGCACGGTATGTTAACAAAGCAGGTTGCGACTCTAACAACTGCTTGCGCATCTTTAGATACGATGTACAAAAATTATCGTAAGAACGTTATTGATAAGTACGGAACAGAGGAAGACTTTCGTCTTAGAAATAATATTAAAACGGTTGAAGTTGAAGAAACTGAAACTACTGAAAAAGGTAGAAAAAAGAAAGTCAAAAAAGAAATAGAAACGATAGAATCTCTTCCAGAGTATTCACCGTTTACAAGGTTCTTTGATGAGTCCAATCCTAATTTTACAAAAGACGCAAGCTATAATAAATGGTGGCTTGGAAAGCAGCAGGAATATCTTAATCAGAGACTAAGAGGTCAGGGATATTTATTGTTGAACGATGTTCTAGATACCTTAGGATACAAGACATGTCGAGAAGGATGTGTCTATGGTTGGATATGGGATCCAGATGGAGTCGAATGGCAGGTTGATTTAGGAATGAGAGATATTCATAGACCTAATGTACAGAATTTTATAAATGGATATGAGCCAGTTCTTTTATTAGATTTTAATGTACAGGGTCTTATCTATAATGATCTCCCTAAATTTGCGGCAATCTAATGAAAAAAGCATTTAAATGGCTCGCGCTTTTGGGATGTATGTCTCTTAGTTTCGGAGCCGGTTTTATGGTTGCAAAAAAGAGATTTGATAACCGAGATGAACAGGAAATAGAAGAGATTAAGAAACTGTATGAACAAAAGTATAAAGAAATAAAACCGGAAATACCGAAGATAAATGTTTCTGATTGGGAATCACAGTTATATTCTTCGGCAAAACCGGTTTACGATTCAATGGTTAAAGACTATACTCCAGAAAAACAAGTAATTGAGCGCCGTGATATTTATGTCATATCTCCGCTAGAATATGGCGAAGATATGAGCTATATGAATGAATCTTTAACATATTACGCCGATGGTATACTAGCAAATGACGATGATGATTCAATTGTTGATAACATTGACGACGTTGTCGGTATCGAATCACTTAATCATATTGGCGATTATGATGAAGACTATTTGTATGTGAAAAATGATATTGTTGGCGCTTATTATGAAGTTACAAAAAGTGACAAAACCTATTCAGAAGCTACTGGTCGTTTCATCTGATGTATTTAGAAGAAGCTGATAAATATTTCTATTGGTTATGTCATTTTGTTGGAGTTAATAGGTCATATAGAAGACTGATGGAACAATTACATGATACAGTCTTCACATATTTGTTTGCTATGGACAGTAATAGAGCAGAAGACGGAATAGCTCTTCGTAAAAGATTCGAACACGAAACTGGTATTCCATCTTCTATATTTGTGAACGATTATGGAAATCGGCCTTGCTCAATACTCGAGATGATGGTAGCGCTTTGTCTAAGATGTGAAGAAACAATAATGGATGATATAAGTGCTGGATATTTGTTTTTCGAAATGATAGACAATCTTGGGTTAAGAGGTATGACAGACTCCAACTATGATTATGACTATGTCAGCTTCATTTTAGATCGTTTTCTTTATAGACAGTATGAACCGAATGGAAAAGGTGGTTTGTTTATATTAAAGAACCATCCAGAAGTAGATATCAGGTCTATGGAGATATGGATGCAAATGAACTGGTACTTAAGCGATTATGATTAGAAAGGGAGGAAGTTGATATGCTCGATTTCCTAACAATTGCTACAAGATCAAATAAACGAGGAGTTATAGAAATATATCCAAAATTTATGATCTGTAAGAGCAATGATTTAATGATCCGAGGTAGTGATTTTTATGCTATCTGGGATCACGATAAAGGATTATGGTCTCTTGAAGAGGATGTCGCTTTGCGTTTGATTGATAATGCTGTACGAGACTATGAGACGGAGTATAAGAGCCGTTATAGTGGAGAAACAAAAGCGTTATATTTATGGGATGCTGAAAACGGAATGATCGACCGTTGGCATAAGTATTGTCAAAAGCAGATGCGTGATAACTTCCATACTTTAGACGAGAAAGTTATATTTTCAAACACTAAAGTTAATAAGAGAGATTATGCGTCAAAAACACTAAACTATCCTTTGGAAGACGGATCTATAGAAGCATATGATCGATTAATGTCAGTTATATATTCTGAAGAAGAAAGACATAAAATCGAATGGGCTATAGGTTCCATTGTTACAGGGGATAGTAAAACATTACAGAAATTTTTAGTATTATATGGACCTCCGGCATCAGGTAAGTCAACGGTATTGAACATTATTCAAATGCTGTTCGAAGGATATTATTCTGTATTTGATGCAAAGGCATTAGGTTCATCCAACAATACATTTGCATTGGAAGCATTTAAGTCTAACCCATTAATTGCCATACAGCACGATGGAGATTTATCTAAGATTGAAGACAATTCTAGACTGAATTCGTTGGTTTCTCATGAGCTAATGACAGTAAACGAAAAGTTCAAATCAACATATTCTAATAGATTTAAATGTTTATTATTTATGGGCACAAACAAGCCTGTAAAGATAACAGATGCAAAATCCGGTTTAATTAGAAGATTAATAGATGTATCTCCAACAGGAGAGAAAGTACCAAGATCTGAGTATAATCAGATAATGAGTCAGATTAAATTTGAGCTTGGAGCCATAGCATGCCACTGCAGAGACGTATTCTTGGAAAATCCAAACGCATATGACAATTATATTCCGACTACAATGATGGGAGCATCTAATGACTTCTATAACTTTATGTCTGAGTATTATTACACATTTAAAGACTCGGACGAAACCAGTTTAAAACAGGCATGGGAAATGTATAAGACTTATTGCGCAGAAGCGAAAGTATTATATCCTTATTCTCAGAGGCCATTCAAAGAAGAATTAAAAAACTACTTTGAAACATATTATGAACGATACACCGATGAAGACGGGACCAGAATTAGGAACTATTATAAAGGTTTTAAGACATCTAAGTTTGAATCAATAGTTAATGAAGAACCATTAAAGAAATCAGGATGGATAAAGTTTAAAAAGCAACACTCAATTCTAGACGACGAGTTTGCTGGTTTTCCTGCTCAGTATGCAAATGAAGAAGGAACTCCTGAACAACGATGGATTAACGTTGAAACAAAATTAAAAGATATTAACACCTCCAAGCTTCATTATGTGAAGGTCCCAATAAATCAAATATTTATAGATTTTGATATTAAAGATCAAGATGGAAACAAATCGTATGAAAGGAATTTAGAGGAGGCTAATAAATGGCCTGCAACATACGCTGAACTTAGCAAATCTGGAAAAGGAATACATCTTCATTATTTATATGAAGGAGATGTTACCAGATTGTCTAATATTTATGACGATGATATTGAGATTAAGGTACTTAGTGGTAATTCTTCGCTCAGAAGAAAACTTACTAAATGCAATGATATTCCAATAGCGGTCATTAATTCAGGTCTCCCGTTGAAAGGAGAAAAGATAAAAATGGCGACTTCGGAATCTATCAAAAGTGAAAGAAGTTTACGTACCATGATCAAAAGAAATCTGAATAAAGAATTTCATCCTGGAACCAAACCGTCAATCGATTTTATTTACAAGATTCTGGAGGACGCATACGCAAGTGGACTCAAGTATGATGTCAGCAATATGAAGAATGATATTTTTAACTTTGCTGCTAATAGCACACATCATTCACAGTATTGTACAAAACTTGTGATGAAGATGAAGTTTAAGTCTGACGATATAACAGAAGAAACTTTAGCAGGAACTGGTTCTGAAATTATATTCTATGACATTGAAGTTTTTCCGAATTTATTTTTAGTTAACTGGAAACTTCAAGGAAAAGGCAAGAGTATAGTTCGGATGATTAACCCTACAGATAGAGATATTGATAAATTGTGTAAGTATCGATTGGTTGGTTTTAACAATAGAAGATATGACAATCATATTCTATACGGTAGGATGATGGGATATACCAATGAGGAACTATATAAGTTATCTCAGAGGATAATAAACGGGGATAGGAATGCGTTCTTTGGAGAAGCGTATAACTTATCATACACTGATATTTATGACTATAGTTCAAAGAAACAATCTCTTAAAAAATGGGAGATTGAATTAGGTATTCATCACCAAGAACTAGGTCTACCATGGGATAAACCGGTTCCAGAAGATATGTGGTATAAGGTTGCTGAGTATTGTGATAATGATGTAATCGCCACAGAAGCAGTATGGGAGGCAACGCAAGGTGATTTCTTGGCACGAGAGATACTAGCAGCGGTAACCGATATGTCTGTAAATGACACTACTAACTCGCTTACACAAAGGTTGATATTTGGAAAAGATAAAAAGCCACAGGATCAATTCAACTATAGAGATCTTAGTAAACCAGTCAGTCCTTCTCCTGATATTTTCGAGAGGTATGGACGAGACAGAGAGTATAGGATATTTGATTCTGATGGTAATCCGACATACGAAACTTATATTCCTGGAAAGACTAAGCTTTCAATTGGTTATAGCATTCTTCCTTTCTTCCCTGGGTATAAATTTGAAAAAGGGGTATCAACTTATCTAGGAGATGAAATTGGCGAAGGCGGTAGAGTATATTCTCTTCCAGGTATGTACAACTGGGTTTGGGATGGAGACGTAACGTCTATGCATCCAAACAGTATTATCCAGGAAAGGCTTTTTGGTGACTATACAGACACGTTTACCGATTTAGTTCAAACTCGTATTGATATTAAGAAAAAAGACTTCAAGAGCGCTAAAAAGCGTCTAGGAGGAAAATTAGCACCATATTTGACAGACGAAAGTCAGGCAAAGCAGTTATCGCAAGCATTGAAAATTGCTATTAACTCCGTATATGGGCTAACCAGTGCAAGATTCGATAATGTTTTCAGAGATCAACGTAATATTGATAACATTGTTGCAAAACGTGGTGCACTATTTATGACAAAATTGAAACAGAAAGTTGAAGAACGAGGTTTCATAGTATGCCATATTAAGACTGACTCAATAAAAATTCCTAATGCAAATGAAGATATTATTAAATTTGTTCAGGACTTTGGAAGAGAGTTTGGATATGAGTTTGAAACAGAAGCAGATTTCGAAAGATTTGCGATTGTAAACGATGCAGTTTACGTTGCAAAGATAAAAGACACTGGCGAATGGACAGCGACTGGGACACAATTCCAGGTTCCGTATGTGTTTAAATCATTGTTCTCAAAAGAACCAATTATATTTGCAGATATGTGCGAAACAAAGGCAGTATCTAAAGGTGATCTATATTTGGACATGAACGAGAATCTTCCTGATGTAACTCAATATGAATTTGTAAAAGACATTCGAGTTAAACAAGCAGATGGAAGAGCATGTACGAGAACGGAAACAGCATTGGCCGCTCAGTATGAGACCTTGACAGACGAGCAGATAGAAAAGCAAATCAATAAAGGTCATGAATTTATATTCATAGGGCGAGTTGGTTTATTCTGTCCAGTATTGCCAGGAGCTGGTGGAGGCATATTATATCGCTATAATGAAGGAAAGTATTATGCAGCACCGGGAACAAAGGGATATCGTTGGCTGGAATCTGAAATGGTTAAGTCTTTAGATAAAGTTAACGATATCGACACAGGATATTATGAAAAATTAGTAAAAGAGGCAAAAGAAGAGCTGGAAAAGTATGGACGATTTGAAGAGTTCGTATCAGATTCTAAGCCTCCAAAACCAATTTATATTTACAATAGTAAGTACGGAATAGAGCAGCCATCGCTGTTAGCAGTTGATGAGCTGCCCTTTTAATTTAGAAGGAGATAAAAATGTTAGTAAAAAAGTACGACTTAGATGAAAAAATAGTTTGGCTTGAAAATGTAAGAATCATGCAGGGAAGTTATAAGAACTTCGCAGGTAGAAAAAGCGAATACAATCGTCTTGGATTCAGAACGTTCTGCATCATTATTGACGATCCGGATTTCGCTAATCAGTTAAAGGCTGATGGTTGGAATGTAAAGATCCGTTCTCCAAAGGATGATGGAGACGAACCATTATATTACCTTCAGTTAAAGATGTCTTTCAACGAAGACGAATCAAACACAAATGATATTCAGTTCAGAGATCCTATTGTTAAGAGAATCTGCAATGGAACTATTACAGATCTGAACATTGAAACCACTGCTCAGCTTGATGATGATGACATCGAATACATTGATATTCGTTTCAGACCTTCAAAGTGGACGGTACGTGGTGACAGCGGCTATACCGGTTATGTAAAGGAACTCTATGCCGTTGTACAGGACAGTTTGAGTTCTAAGTATGCTTTCTAGCATATTTTAGATAAATGGAACCCGGGATATAAAACAAATACCATGTAAAACGAATTATTTCACTTCAAAACTTTATACATAATATTCCCATAATTATCAACACGTTCAATAGCTATACCTCTAACTTTTTATTGCTATCTCGGGTTCCGTTGATATTTAAAAATAGGAGAAAAAATGAAAAACACAGTTAAAATTATACTGGCTGCCACAGGAGCAGTCGCATTAGCAGGCTTAGCCTACTATTTATATTCTCGTAACCACAAAGTCGACGTAGTCGAAATAAACAATGATTCTGACGAAAAGCCTGAAGCAAAGAGCGACGAATGTGAAAAAACTTACGATCCAACTCTTGATAATTTCTTTATTCATGGAGATGATGGTATGCCGTTATATGGAATAGGAAAAGCGATTAAGGAAGAAACAAAACCTAAGTATGATATTCCACCATACGAAATCAGTCAGGAGACATTTGTAGCAAAGGAACCAAAATTTGAAAAACATGTACTTTGGTATGATTCTGAAATTGGAGAATTTGCCGATGAACTTGAGAATGTTCTGTATGACAAAAATGGAGTTTTAGGTGATTGGAACATCAAGAGATTTTTAGAAGAGGATGTTGACTATATGTATATTCGTAATGAGAATAAGTCAGCAGACTATGAATTAATTAAATAAAGGAGAAAACATGGAAAAAGATATTTTAGTAGTAAAAGACGATGATAAGTTGTTAACAAAAGCTTACAAGGAAGTTTACAACCATAAGGAAGAATTAATTATATTCGGAGCTGGTTGTTTATGCGGTGCATTAGTTGTTTACAGAAGAATTGAAAAGGGGATCCATAACTTCTTAAACGGTATAAGAGACTTTTTAAGTGAATAATGATTTTGGGCTGTACGATTACCAGCTAGATTCCCTAAGCAGAATGCACAATGGTTGTATATTATGTGGAGGAGTAGGATCTGGCAAGTCTCGTACAGCCCTTGCTTATTATTTTAAGTATGAATCTAAACTTAAAAACCTTTATATTATTACAACCGCACACAAACGAGATACAAAGGAATGGCATGAAGAATTTGATTTCTTTATGCAATTTCAAGAGATTAAAAATGACTCTTATAATTTAAAGATAGATTCCTGGAACAACATAAAAAAGTATGTAGATGTAAAGGATTCTTACTTTATATTTGACGAGCAGCGAGTCGTGGGGTATGGAGCATGGACCAAGTCATTTTTAAAAATAACAGAGGTTAACAGATGGATATTATTGTCTGCTACACCTGGAGATACGTGGCTTGACTATGCTCCTGTTTTTATAGCAAATCATTTCTATAAGAACATAACTGACTTCAGACGACAGCATGTTATTTATCGGTATAATCCAAACGGAGCGTACTATACCGTTGATAGATATGTTTCTACAGGCAAGTTAATTCGTTACAGGGGGGACATATTGGTAACGATGGATTACAAACGCCCAGCGGAAACACATGACATTGACGTTACAGTTAACTTTGATGAGGATTTATATTTAAAAATCTCTAAATTACGTTGGGACCCATGGAAAGATGAACCAATACAAAATGTTTCTAGTTATTGCTATGATTTAAGACGAGCAGTAAATGAATCGGATTCCAGACAATTGGCAGTTCTTGAAATATTAGAGAATCATGATAGAGCTATTATATTCTATAATTATGATTACGAACTTGATATTCTTAAGAACCTTCCATATGGTATGGACGTTTCTACTGCAGAGTTAAACGGTCATAAGCATGACCCGATCCCAACTACCGATAAATGGGTATATTTTGTAAACTATATGGCTGGTGCTGAAGGATGGAACTGTATCACGACAGACACAATTATATTCTACTCACTAAATTACTCTTATCGAATAATGACTCAGGCTAAAGGGAGAATAGACCGAGTTAATACACCATTTGAGAATTTATATTATTACCATATAAAATCAAGATCTAGTATTGACCAGGCTATTAGCAGGGCATTAAAAAAGAAAAAGAATTTTAATGAAAGGGGGTTCAGTAAGAGATATGTCCAAACAGATAGTGCCGTTCAATTCTGAGCACGTTCATATTTATAGTTCATTCTTTGCTGAGAATGTAACTCTCGATGTTGGACCTACCAAGGATGAAATACTTATATTCTATGAACCTATAACAAGGAAATATTTTAGATCCACGCTAAGCAATGTTATTCAAGCAGAGTATCATTTCAATAGAAATTTTGCTCTAGGAAAACTTATAAGTCTTAACGAATATTTAGAATTCCTTGGAATAGGTAAAGTAGGATGGGGCGAAGATATTGGTTGGTGGTCCTGTATGGAAAACTGTGATGGGATTGCTTGGATAGATTTCTCGCACGTACCAGCCGGTAAGGACGAAGATAAGTATTATATTATCGACATCATGATAGGGCCTGAACATTTTTAACGCATTATTTTCATACCATATAATGGAGGAAGATAAATATGTTTAAGAAAATTATGGAATACACTTTTATTAACACGGTTTTAGGAGTAACATTCTTTAGCGGAATGGTCTGCGGAATCGTATGGGATAAGGTATTTTTAAAGGAAAACGAGGATCTTTAAGAAAAAAAGTAGGCGATTGATTTCGTCTATTTTTTTTTGAACAGGGGGGAGAAAATGAACTGGTGTAAAAGAGAACAACATTTATGTGGTTTTGCAACATCTTATCATGAGTGTATGGTTACTGCTTGCATATATGATTTAAGACTTAAAGAAGTAAACGAAGAAATCTTCATTCCTATGATGGAAATGATAAAAGAATGGGAGAATAGAGAATGGCTGCAATAGATTATGGAGTTTTACTAATCAATGACGGTAAAGTAATAAATTCAGATTTATTTCCGACCATCATTGTTGGAGAGTATACTATTACTTTTTACAAATGTTCATTAACTATTTATAAAAATAGTAAACTTGTAGAGAATTATTTCTTTGGTGATAAATACTCTTATACTTTAGCATCAGTAGTAGGCAAAATAAAAGTTCGAACTTTATCTCGCAGGAATCGTAGAAGATTTATTACTAGAATAAATGGGCAAACTATTATATTCGGATATGGCATTGACCCAGATAAGCACAAGGGGTATCAAAAGCATATAATGAATGTTTATGGGTTTGATAAAAGAGAGAAGTGTATTATTTCTAATTATTTATGGGAGAAAGAAAATGAATGAACACATACTTATCAATATGAAGTTTACAGATAAAAACCACGATACGGTAGAAAGTATAACAGTAAATCTAAAAGATTATTTTGCTGAATATGGATATATTCCAAGAACAGAAGCAATTCCTATTGAATGGCTATGTAATTATGCCTTATCAACTAATAACACAGAAATATTTTTTCAAATGTTTTTAAAGTGGTGTAAGGAGAAAGAACATGAGACTAATTGACGCTGACAAGTTACCTGCTACCTGCACTGTATCGGTTGCAAATGGGAACATAGAAACGACAGGGTGGATATCAGCCGAAAGAATAAATGAAGCTCCGACAGTAGAGGCAATACCTGTTGAATGGATATATGAAAATGCGGGCAAGTATTTTTCAGGGTTAGAAGTATTACACTTATACAAAATGATAGAAGACTGGGAGAACAGTAATGGATAAAGCTATAACAGATATCATGTGTTATATTTTTAGGCTGATTATTTCAGAAAACAAATCGCCTAAGGAAGTTCAATTTATATTGGGAACTTCTGAACCTATAACACGTATGACCATTCGTGACGAGTATTACGAATACAATCCAGAATTATATATCTGGGAAAGAAAAGAATTACCAGCAGAAGAAAAAGGGGAATAAAATGGACAAAATATATTATGGTGACTGGAAGAAGTTAACTATACCTAGTAAATGCTATGTTTTGTCGATAAGACGAAATACAGAAACTGATACACACGGAACCATAGCATTATTTTTCGGAACTCAGATAGTAAGTATTAGACGTTTCAGAAAAATAGAAGATATTTGTAAAGTTGCTTGTAACATGATCGATCGCTACATCGAGAAGAAAGGATATTACAGATATCTAAAACTTATGAAAATTATTGATGGAACATCTGACGAGGTGCCTCTTGAAGAGATTGGTTCTGATGAATTATATCTTCAGTTCTTAAATACTGATTATGTTCAGAGTTTAAGGGATATTCAGAACGAACTTAAGAGTAACTTCAAGGTGTTCTAGGAGGTGATTATATTTGAGCTTTCAAGTATTATTACTATACTTTTTTGCAGCTATAGGTTTCTTAACATTCATGATGTTTGTGGCTGGACTTGTATACACATCATTCAGGCTTGAATACAATCCAGTTGACGAAGTTCGAGAAGCCTTAGAAGAGGTAGAAAATGAACCAGACGACGATAATGAGTGATATTCTGATAAACGGCGTCATGATTGTAGCTGGAATCATGGTGCTGCTTATTTTTTCAATGATAAGTATGTATTTAATGCTTATATTTGACGAGATGATATCAGCCATAAAGAAAGGAACAGAACATGCAGATAAAAAATCTAGAAACAAAAATCGAAGTAAGTCAGAACGATAGAGACCATGCAATTGAAATCAACGAAAACATTCGCCAGATTTTAAATCACTCTACTGAAGAATCAGTGCTTATATTCAACGGAAACAGATGGTCAATGAATGATTTAAGAGAACTTCAGGTAAAGCTGTCAGCATTGTCAACAGCCACAGAAATGACTCTTGAAGCACCTGACGTTTCACAGTACGAAGACGCTGATCCAGAGGTTGAATACTTAGTGGGTGACTAATGGCGATACTTATTTCGCTTGACGAACTAAAAGCTATAGCAAAAAGCTATGGTTACAAATTAATTAAGATTCCTGAAAAAGTTGAGTTATTACCTTGCACATGCGGACAAAAGAAATTGAGTACGTGGTATGGTGCTGATGGAGATTATATTAAGTGTCCTAAATGTGGCAGACAAGGTCCGATAAGAAAGACTGTAAAGGAAGCAAAGATTGGATGGAATGAGAGAATAAAATGTTAAGGTATGCATATTACAAGGACAGTGAATTTATATTTAACGACATTGTTGGCGACTATGTATGTCAGATAGAATTACCTTATTCTTATTATAAAAATAAGTTTGGGTTGCCATTATTAGATAAACCACTGGCTTGCTATAAGTCAGTTTTTTTATCTGATATAGTGAAAGATTCGGAAGAGGTATTATATTCTGAACATCGCATGGAACACGATCCAACAAACGCATTATTATCATCTCTTATTATGAGAGAGGAATAACAATATGAATAAAACTTTGAATAGAATAGCTAATGGAATTGGACTCATTTGTGGATTATATTTACTGGGATACGTGCTTATTAGAGTTATAGCACTAGTCGCAGCATTTATAGTCTACTTAGGATAGAATTCATTTTCTATTCTTTTTTCACCCAGTTTTATATTTTAAAAGTGGGCTATGCCCAGGCTAAAAGTGGGCAAGTCTATATAAACAATGAAAAAATAGTGAAAAAATCATATTTTTGCCCAGAAAAAGTGGGCAGACGCCCAGTTTTGGATAGTAAAAGTGGGCTGAAAAATGACGGAATTTGGCGGAATTTAACGGAATTTAACGGAATTTAGTATCTCTGCCCACTTTGCCCACTTTTTTTCTATATTAATTGCGAAAAGAAATAATTAAATATATATAATTATGCTAAAAAACCTGGGCAAACTGGGCAAGACTTGAAAAAAGGTATGGACGCATTATATTCATAATGTATTATGAGGAGGATATACATATGGCAAAGAATGTAAGTGATTATGTAAGAATTGAAAGAAGCCGTGAGGCTAGATTATGGATTTCTCAGGTAGTCGTTCCAGTAGTGATAGGAGCGGCTTATATTTACAGTAATCCGCAAGCTAGAGAATGGGTAGAAAACAAAAAGAATAATGTAGTAAACTTTGTCAACACTAATATTCTAAAGAAAGAAAGTTAGAGCATTTATTTCAAGTGCTCTTCTTTTTTGCTCGCAGGAAAAACACGTTCTATTATGAGAGAAGAAATCAATTAAACGGCCATTTTTTGAGTGGCCTATTTTTTTTTTACAAAGGGGAATTATATTTATGCCGAGAACAGAAAGTAAGTTTCAATCGGAGTTAATAAAGGAGATTAAAACCAGATTTCCAGGATGCATAGTTATGAAAACTAATCCCGGTTATATTCAAGGTATTCCTGATCTCATGGTTGTTTATGGAGAGCATTGGTTTAGTTTGGAATGTAAAGATTCAGAAGACGCTCCAAAAAGACCAAATCAAGAATACTATGTCAACAAAATGAATGAGATGTCATTTAGTAGGTTTATATTTCCTGAAAACAAGGAGGAAGTATTAAATGAAATTCAACAAACATTCGGACTTTGAAGGATTGCATGCTATCCTAGGAGGAAGTCAATATCATTGGATTAACTACGATGACGAAAAAATGATTAGAACATTTAAGAATACTTTAGCTAAAGAGAGAGGAACTGTTTTACACGAGTTTGCGTCACAATGTATTAAACTCAATCAACCTCTTCCGGAAGTAGAAAAAACATTAAATATGTTTGTAAACGATGCTATCGGCTTCAAAATGAATTCAGAACAAATATTATTATATTCTCCTAATTGTTTTGGAACGGCAGACGCCATTTCATTCAGAGGGAATGTTTTAAGAATTAGTGATTTAAAGACTGGTAATACACCAGCTCATATGGAGCAGTTGTTAGTATACGCTGCTCTTTTCTGTTTGGAGTATAAACAAAAACCAGGAAAGATCAAATTTGAATGTCGTATATATCAAAACAACAAAATTATATTCTATGAGCCGACAGCCGAAGAAATTCTTCCAATAATGGACAAGATTCAGAGGTTCGACAAGATTATTGAAGACATAAGAGAAAGCGAGGAATAATATATGCCAGAATGCAAAGAATTATATTCTAATGAGTTTGCAGAATATTCGGAATACCTCGCTCATTATGGAAGAAGTAGAACTGATGGAGCGCCAGTAGGATCCGGTAGATATCCGCTAGGTAGCGGAGATAATCCTTATCAAAGAAGTAGAGATCTTTTATCTAGGTATAAGTCATTAGAAGATCAAGGAATGACAGAAAAAGAGATAGCCGAAGCTCTAGGCATTTTTAATGACAAAGGAGAGCCTTATGTTCATGGTTTAAGATTACAGATGACAAATGCAAAGTATTATCGTAATCTTCAAGAACTAGAGGGCATACACACTCTGATGGATAAAGGATTAAATCCAACAGAAATCGCTAGAGAAATGGGATGGCAAAACGAATCATCAGTAAGATCTAGACTAGCAAAAGAAAAAGCAGGAAGAATGTTTGTTGCTCAAGAAACAGCTAAGTTTCTTAAAAATGAAGTTGATAAAAAAAGAATGGTTGACGTCGGTGCCGATACAAATCTAGAAATAGGAGTAACTAGAACAAAGTTTGATGATGCATTATATTTACTAGAGCAAGAAGGCTATCCAGTATATAAAGCATACAGAGAACAAGTTACAAATCCTGGACATAATACAACTGTTAAAGTTCTATGTGTTCCAGGAACACCGTATAAAGACATATTTGATTATGAAAAAGTTCAATCTTTAACTGATTATATTTCATATGATAATGGAGAATCGTTCCATAAGTCTTTTGAATTTCCATCGAGCTTGGACAGTAAGAGATTAATGGTAAGATATGCCGAAGATGGTGGTGTAGATAAAGATGGACTTGTAGAATTAAGACGAAATGTCGATGATTTATCATTAGGGAAATCTAATTATGCACAGGTTCGAATAATGGTAGATGGAACGCATTATATTAAGGGAATGGCAGCATACTCAGATAACATGCCAGCCGGAGTAGATGTTATATTTAACACAAATAAGCCAAAAGGAACACCAGTTTTAGGACCTAAAGATAACAGTGTTTTGAAGCCATTAAAAAGAGATAAAAATGGAGATATTGACAGAGATAATCCATTTGGCTCATTAATTAAAGAAGATGGTGGTCAAAGTTTTTACGAAGATCCTAATGGAAATTATATTAATCCAACTACTGGCAAAAAAGAATCTTTATCTTTAATTAATAAGAGAGCAGAAGAAAGAGACTGGGATAATTGGTCAGATGCACTACCATCACAGTTTTTATCAAAACAGAGTGTCGCATTAGCCAAAAAGCAGTTGAATCTTTCTGTAAAAGAGAAGGAATTAGAACTTAATGAAATTAATGCAATAACTAATCCGACATTAAAAAAGAAACTATTAAATGATTTTGCTAACGAATGTGACAAGACATCTGTTCACTTGGATGCGGCATCAATGCCAAGGCAAAAGTACCATGTTATATTACCATTATCAACAATAAGTGATAACGAAGTATATGCTCCAAACTATAATAATGGAGAGAAAGTAGCATTAGTAAGATTCCCTCATGCGGGATTATTTGAAATACCAATTTTGACAGTTAACAACAATAATAAAGAGGGCATATCTATATTATCGAAAACACCAACTGACGCAATTGGCATTAACAAAAATGTTGCGAAGATATTGTCTGGAGCAGACTTTGATGGTGATACTGTTATGGTTATACCAGTAAATGAAAGAAACAGGGTAAAAAATAGGCCTCCATTCGAAGGACTAAAAGAATTCGAACCAAGTGCATTATATTCTATGCCAGAAGGAAAAACGGTTAGTATTGAAACACAGAGACGAATGGGTGAAATATCTAACCTTATAACTGATATGACAATAAAAGGTGCCTCGGATGCTGATATAGAGAAAGCGGTAAAGCATTCAATGGTAGTTATAGATGCTGATAAGCACAATTATGATTACAAAAAAAGTGAAATAGAAAATGACATTGACTCTTTAAAGCAGGCATATCAGAAAAAAGATTCCGACACTGGGAGATATGGTGGTGCAAGCACAATTATATCTAGAGCTAAGTCACCAGTTAACATACCAAGAAGAAAAGGTTCTCCTTATATTGCGGAAGACGGTTCTTTAGTGTATAAGACCGCACCGGATAAAGAATTATATTATCAAAAAAGAGTGCAAAGTAAGAAAACCGGAGAATGGTATGATAAAATGAAAAGAGATCGTTCTACAGGGGAACTAGTACCAGACATCAGAATACATACAGATAAAGTTCCTAAGATGTCAACGGTAGATGATGCATCAGAACTTATATCTGAGTATAATGCTCCAATGGAACGTCTATACGCCGATTATGCTAATAATATGAAGAGATTAGCAAAAGAAGCTAGAAAATCATTGATCAATACTGGGAATATTATATTTAATAAAGCAGCCAGAGAAGAGTATAAGAGAGAAGTAGATAGTATAGAAGCCCAGCTTATAGAGGCTAAGAAGAATAGACCAAAGGAGAGAAGAGCTCAGGCTATAGCCAGTAGTGCTATTAAAGCGATTAAAGCCCAGTATAACGATTTATCAGATGAAGAATTAGGTAAGATTAGACAGCAGCAATTAACAAAAGCAAGACTAAGAGTAGGAGCAAAAAGACAGAGTATAAATATATCTGATAGAGGATGGGAGGCTATACAAAAAGGCGCCTTCAGAGAATCTACATTAAGAGAAATATTACAATATGCTGATCAGGATGAACTTAGAAAGAGATCTACTCCAAATAAGTACCTAAAACTAAGTGACGCGAAAGTAAATAAACTAAAATCACTTAATGCGACAGGACTTTACAGTATTGCTGAAATGGCTGAAATAATGAATGTTTCTACATCAACAATAAAGAAATATTTGAAAGAAGGTTAAAGGCGTATGAAAGAAAGAAGAGCTATGATAACAACTTATGATAATCCATATGATCCTTTTAATCAGTTTCAGCAATGGTTTCTGTATGATGTAGCTAAAGGCTACAACACTTGCTCTTATTTAGATAGAGTTGCAAGAACTTCTGATGCTTTATCTGATCAAGAAAACAGTGAGATTATTGAAGATGCAATTGACGAAATTGTAAAATACGATTTATTCAACATTTACAAAAAAGTTGTTCGTGAAATTGACATAAAAGAAGACGATGTAGAGTAAAAAATGACGTAGGGGAGGGTGCATTAAAAGCACCCCCCCGCCCAAAATCGCGCCGGTCTTCTTTTTTTCTCCGGGGGGAGATTTATATTTTCGTTTTAGACCCCTTTTGATGGCTTGTAAATGGCGAGCCCCCCTTTGCGATCGCATGTTGTAAACTGTTATTTTTTTTTTCTCCTTTATAACAGGTCGTGTCGTCTTTTGCAGGCCGCCAAAAGTGGTCTAAAAGTGCGGAATAGTCATCGAGATCTTAGCAGAAAGGAGGATGAACATGGCAAGAACAAAGTCATATGTGCAGGGAAGTAAAGTAAAACCGCATGCACCAGCATTGACTCCAGAGGCCAGAGAGAATGAATTAGTATCTTTAGCAGTTGATTTAGCCGAGAAACAGCTTGCTGAGGGTACTGCATCATCTGCAGTAATCGTTCATTACCTTAAACTAGGTTCTACAAAAGAGAAATTGGAGAAAGAAAAACTCCAGAAAGAAAACGAGCTTTTAAAAGCAAAAACAGAGGCACTGCAATCAGCAAAACGCGTCGAAGAGCTATATGCTCAAGCACTTCAGGCGATGCGTTCATACTCGGGTAGCATGGTTAGTGATAAAGATGAAGAACTTTAGAGAGCTATCCCGATTGACAACTCTCAAAGAGAGATTTGAATATTTAGATTTAACAGGAACTGTTGGCGCTATGACGTTTGGCGGTCATAGAGAATGGAATCAAGAATTCTACAGTTCAGATATTTGGAAAGATGTACGAAGAAAGGTACTAATACGAGATGAAGGTTGCGAGATGGGTTTGCAGCCTTTTGTTATTCCAGGAGCAGTGTATGTGCATCACATTATACCAATGACATTAGATGATTTTTTAGAAGGCAATCCACTTATGTTGGATCCGGATAATTTGGTATGTGTTTCTTATGACATTCATCAGGCAATACATTACGGAAATTCAGATGCACTTAAAAAATATGAAGTGATTACAAGGACAAAGAATGACACTTGTCCTTGGATGTGAAGAGAGGTACTGAAATGGATCATAGTATATTAGTAGATATTAAAAGTCTTTTAGGTGCTGGTAACATTGACGGCTTTGACAGCGATATCGTTATGCATATCAATTCAGTGCTGGTTACATTACGACAGTTGGGTATCGGGCCAACATCAGGTTTTGGTATTACAGGATCGGATGAAACTTGGGATGATTTACTCGACGGTAGTGAAATGTTAGAGGCCGTCAAATCTTACATTTACTTAAAAGTTAGATTAATTTGGGATCCGCCAACAAGTGGCACAGTTATGCAGGCAATGAAGGAACTAATAGCCGAGTATGAATGGCGTCTGAATGTTGTAGTTGATCCGGAAGAAGACTAGTGAGGAAATTATTATGTGGCGATACAATAATGAACTTTACCATCATGGTATAAAAGGACAGAAATGGGGCGTTAGACGTTTCCAGAACCCTGATGGAAGTTTAACTCTCGAAGGAAGAGAAAGATATGGATCAGCAGCAACTAGGGTAATAAAAACCGGACATATTTCAATCCCAGACGCGTTTACACCAACAAATAAAGATATAAAGCAAGCGAAGAAAGTAGTGGATTCTCGCTGGCCAAATGTACCAGAAAGCATACGCAATAATTATGCCAATTGCATGGCTAGTTACATGTTAATGCCTAAAGAGTTTCAAGATGTTATCGACGAAATAGAAGAAGAAATTATAAATCCCGTATTAATTGACGAGCTGACAAAAGATGTAGATACAATCAACAATACTAATCTTGATGCGTGGACAATGATGTCTACGGTGTATTCTTGGGGCATATTTTGCAACATATACACAGAAATGACTGGGGAAGAATAATAAAAGGAGAATTCAAAATGGCATTATCTAATACAGCCGTTCCAAAGTATTATGGTGAGTTTAGAAATGCTGTTCTAAGTGGAAATAGAGCAGTCAATGAGAAGATCTCAATGGAGATGAATAGAATTGATGCTCTAATAAGAAATCCAAGGTATTACTACGATGATGAGGCTATTGATGGCTTTATCAGATATTGCGAAAACGAAATGACTTTAACTGATGGTACCGATTTAACAATGTTGCCAGAGTTTAAGTTATGGGCAGAGCAACTATTTGGATGGTGGTACTTTGAAGAACGTAGTGTATATGTTCCTAATAAAGAGGGTATAGGAGGGCACTACGAACAAAGAAAAATTAAAAGAAGACTAGTGAATAAGCAGTATCTTATTGTAGCTAGAGGCGCTGCTAAATCAATGTATTTGTCAATGATACAGTCTTACTTTCTTAACATTGACACTTCAACTACTCATCAGGTAACTACTGCTCCAACAATGAAGCAAGCAGAAGAGGTAATGTCACCAATTAGAACAGCGATAACAAGATCTAAAGGCCCTCTATTCAAGTTTTTAACAGATGGTTCGCTACAAAATACAACCGGATCGAAAAGAGATCGACAAAAACTAGCTTCTACTAAGATGGGCATACAAAATTTTCTAACCGGGTCTTTGTTAGAAATAAGAACGATGAGTATTGCAAAACTTCAGGGTTTACAAGTTAAAGTTTCTACAGTTGACGAATGGCTTTCTGGCGATATCAGAGAAGATGTTATTGGTGCACTAGAACAAGGTGCTTCTAAGATAGCAGACTATGTTATAGTTGCAGCTAGTTCTGAAGGCACTATTCGAAATGGCGCCGGTGACTCAATTAAAATGGAACTTGAGAGTATTCTCAAGGGAGAATACCAAGCAGACCATATTTCTATTTGGTGGTATCGTCTTGATTCGATTGAGGAGGTTGCTAATCCTGCAATGTGGGTAAAAGCAAATCCGAATATTGGTAGAATTGTAAGTTACGATACATATCAGAAAGATGTAGAGAGAGCTGAAAAAGTACCAGCTAGTAGAAATGATATTTTAGCAAAAAGATTTGGCATTCCTATGGAAGGTTACACATATTTCTTTACGTATGATGAAACATTAGTTCATAAAAAAAGAGAATATTGGCAGCTTCCTTGCTCATTGGGCGCAGATTTATCTCAGGGAGATGACTTCTGTGCCTTTACTTTTATATTTCCGTTAAAGAATGGTGCCTTCGGTGTAAAGACCAGAAATTACATTACGTCTTTAACCTTACATAAGCTTCCTGGTGCTATGCGAAATAAGTATGAGGACTTTATAAGAGAAGGCAGCCTTGTTGTTCTTGACGGAACAGTATTAGACATGATGGATGTATATGAGGATCTTGAGAGGCATATAAACGATTGCCAGTACGATGTGCGTTGTTTCGGATATGACCCATACAATGCAAGGGAATTCGTGGATAGATGGGCTTTGGAGAATGGATCGTTCGGAATAGAGAAAGTAATACAGGGAGCAAAAACTGAATCGGTTCCTTTGGGAGAAATTAAAATCCTTGCAGAGCAGAGAATGCTACTATTTGACGAGGATTTAATGGAGTTTGCTATGGGAAATTGTATAGCTCTTGAAGATACGAATGGGAATAGAAAACTATACAAGAAAAGGCATGATCAGAAGATTGATGCCGTTGCTGCTATGCTAGATGCATATGTGGCGTATAAATTAAACAAAGATGCTTTTGAATAGGAGGAAGCAATAATGACTTATGTTTATTATGGAAATTCATTATACCATCATGGTGTAAAAGGAATGAGATGGGGTGTTCGTCGTTATCAGAATCCTGACGGAAGTTTAACTGAAGAAGGAAAAAGACGTCAGGATTATATAGACGCAAAAAATGCATATAAAGAAAGAAGAAAAGAATACACTAGAAGTCTAGGAACATATAGCGGAAGAAATGATAGTTCATACCGAGACAGAATGCATAAAGCTGAGTACGATATGATAAAGGCAAAAGCAAAAAGAAAGGGCTCTGCAAAGTATGAGTTAGCTACATATTCAAAGCAGGGAATGAAGTATGGATTACCAGGATCAATGAAAGACTTTGAATCTGGCGGAAAATCTACATATTTTTTTAACGAATTGGCTAAAGAAAAAGGAAACGATTATGTAGACAGAGTTCATAAACAGGCTTTAAATAGAATAATGACTCAAGCAGCGGTTGGCGTAGGATTAGCTTTTGCTTCTAGTTTAGCTAGTGTTTTAATCGACGCTTACGATTAAAGATACATAAAAAGAGGTGATACCGTGGCACTTTATAGTCCTTTAAAAGGCAGGGAAATGCCAAACCATAAGTATATACGTCGTGTAATGGGAAGTAATGGAAAATGGCAATATTACTATGGGACAATTTCCGATAGCAAGAATGGCGCAAAATCTGTTTCTGATATTAGAAGAAGTTCGCAAACGAATTCTAGTATAAAAAGAAGTGGTTGGGCTGAGAATTACCTTGCTAATAGAAACAAAAAAGTTTCAGAGTTCACCCCTAAATCTATAGAGAATGGAAAGAGGAAGGCATCTTCTAAAGTTAAAACCAGTGGTGAGCAATGGGACACGAGCGTTACCTGGGCGAAGATTGCTAGTGACGAGCCAACTAAAGAAGAGTATAAGCAAAAAGCAGATGAATTAGAAAAAGAACTTAATGATAAAATTACTAGCAATGAAGAGTATTACAATAATCTTTACAATCAAGAGAAGGAATCGTTAAGAACTAAATTAACTAATAATCTGAAATCAAAATACCCAGAGGGAATTCCTGAGTCAGAACTTACAAAGATTAATGATCAGGTAGAAAAAGATACAAAAACACTCTGGGAAGAAGTTTATAAACCAATGGTAGATAAGGTTAATGACGTAATCAAAGAAAATAGAGATGCTGTACTTAGAATACTTAAAAAAAAGTATAGTCAGGAGGATTAAACTATGAAAAGTAAAATAGTTTATAATGACGAACTTCTTCATTTCGGAGTAAAAGGTATGAAATGGGGGGAATGGAATGAAGAAACTCGTGCCCGATATATGGGCATTAGGAAGAATAGAAAGCATAGTTCCAGAGTCTCGAAAACAAAAAGAAGTTCAAATAATCCAAGAAAAATGACAGATGAAGAATTAAAGAAAAAAACCGAACGATTGCAGCGAGAAGTTAATTATATGAATCTTCAGAAGCAGGCGAATCCTGGAAAAACATACGTTACAAATCTATTAGGACAAATTGGAAATAGAGTTATAGCAACCGCAGGAGCAGGTGCTATTTTATATGGATTAAAAGTTGCAGCCGGAGATAAATTTAATTCTAAGCAATTTGCAGAAGCTATATTTTATGGAGGAGGAAAGAAAAAGAAATGAGATCTATAAAATATAGTGGAAGTTTGCGTCATCATGGAATATTAGGACAAAAATGGGGGCAACGTAATGGACCTCCATATCCACTAGATGAAAATGATCACTCTGTTTCCGAGAAAAAATCAGGTTGGCAAAAAAGTTTAAACAGTACAAACAGCGATATTAATCGAATACTGAATCTGAAACGCGATCAAATAACAGATAAAGATATTAGTAAATATCGAGAGTTAATGAAGAAACATTATAAAAACGATGTTGTAGCTGTTGATTTTTATGATAACGAGTCGGACGAAGTCATAAGAAATGAGATTATAAGAAGACAAAATATTAAAAAAACATTAATAACAACTGCTTCTGTTGTAGGTGTTGGTGCAGCAATATATTTAGCTTATTGCGCGGCTAATGCTAGTATAATCAATACTAATACTGCAAATAGTATAAATAATATTAGCAAAGTAGTTAATAAAAAAGCACTGCAAGACGTTGAATTTGTTGTAAATCAAGGAGATACTTTGCATCGCATAGTTGGATATTCTGGCTTTGATTTAGATAAAACTAATGGCTTTACTTATGTAACAAATAATAAACTAGATGCGGATTTTTATAAAGCTTTTTTAAGAGATTGGACAGGATCAGATAGGCATGAAGTAGATTTAATGGCTAAGGTCGATTTACGTGCGCCTGGTTTAGGAACCATGAAAAAAGAGTTTTTACAGAAATTCGTAACAGATGACTTGTATAAAGCGCAATTAGCAGAAACGACATATAATTTTATGAAAGAACAGTATAA